GTATACAAAATAAAAGAAGAAAATTTATTAGTGTTGAAAAATTAGAAACAGCTCAACCTGGTTTTGCTAATGGTATTTCATTCCAATTAGACAAAATAATTAAAAGTGGTGAACATCGTTCACTTACTGAAAATGAAAAATATGAAATTATTAATAAAGCAGAAAAAGCGTATGGTGAATTTTTAGATGCTTTAGGAGTTGATTGGAAAAATGATCCTAATTCAATGGAAACTCCTCGTAGGGTAGCAAAAGCCTTTGTATTAGATTTATGGAAAGGACGTTATGAATTACCAACTGAAATTACAGCTTTTCCAAGTGATGGATATGAAGGTATTATTTTAGAAAGAGATGTTCCTATTGTAAGTATGTGTTCTCATCACCATCAAGCTATTTTAGGAAAAGCTCATGTTGCTTATATACCTGGAAAAGAAGGTAAAGTAATCGGATTAAGTAAATTAAATCGAATTGTAGAACATTATGCTCGTAGAGGTGCTATTCAAGAACAACTCACAGTAGCTATTCATAATGCTATTAATGAAGTATGTGAAAATAATGCAGGAGTAATGGTTGTAGTTCATTCATTCCATAATTGTGTCTCTTGTAGGGGTATAAAACATTTTGGAGCATCAATGGTTACAAGTGAAGTAAGTGGTGTATTTGCTGACCATACCAAAACAGCAAAACAAGAAGTTATGGATATGTTAAAATTTAATATGGAAGGTTATAGATAATGTTAAACGCAGAACAAATTTTAGAGCAAGGTCTAATTATATTAGATAATGCTAAAGGTAAACCAGCACAAGTTGGTTATGATTTATCAATTAAAGAAGTTAATAAAGTAGGAGGTGAAATTGGAAGAGTTTTAAAAGACAAAACCATTGTAAATAAACATACTCTTATTGAAAAAACTAGTTTAGAAGGTAAAAAAGGTTGGATATTATATCAGGGTGTTTATGATATAATCATGAATGAAGGTTGTGATATTCATCCAGACAGAGTAGGACTAATTCGTCAACGTTCATCTTTGATGAGAAACGGAGCAATTATTACATCAAGTATTTTTGATCCTGGTTTTAAAACAGCAAATGTAGGAACTTATATGATTGTTTTTGAAACTATATTCATTGAAGAAGATGCTAGGGTTGCTCAAATGTATTTTCATGAGTGTGAACCAGTAAGTCAAGATCAGCTTTATAACGGTCAGTTTCAAAACGATAAGTGGCGCAATCGTTAAAAAGACATTCAACTTTTTTAAATATCATATATTTATTATAAACAATAATGTATGATAGGAATTTATAAAATTACTTCTCCAACAAATAAAATATATATAGGTCAATCTACTAATATTGAAAACAGATGGAATGATTATTATAAAATGATAAGATGTAAGCGTCAAACACGTTTATATAATTCTTTAAAAAAATATAAACCTCATAACCATATTTTTGAAATTATAGAAGAATGTACTGAAGATAAACTTTTAGAAAAAGAAACATATTGGAAGGAATATTATAATGTATTAGGTGTTCCTTCTTTATGTTGTCGTATGGATGGGAAAGGAGGAAAATTAAGCCAATCCACTAAAGATAAAATGTCTAAAAACAAACTAGGGAAACCAACTAAACATAATTATCCATTATTACAATATGATTATTTAGGAAATTTTATCAAAGAATGGAATAATTACTTAAACATCCCTAATTACCCAGATATAAAAAAAATTTGTCTAAATGAAACCTTTATTAGAATAAATAATAGTTTGTGGAGATTCAAAACTAAAGATAATTTTCCTAAAAAATTAAAACTTCCCGAAAGTTATTTAAGTAAAATAAACAAATTATTTCCTATTATACAAAAAGATTTACAAGGAAATCTTATAAAAGAATATAAAAATAATGAAGAAGTAATTGAGCTTTTTCTCAAACCTTTAAATAAACAAAAAAGTAGTTCTTCAATACATGCTTGTTGTAAAGGAAAACAGAAAAAAGCATATGGTTATTTTTGGGAATATAAAAGAGGTTAATTATTAAAATTCATAAATTAAGGCTTGGGAAACCAAGCCTTTTTTATTATATTAAAGTATATGTATCAAGCGATTTATTATTCTTATTCTGGTGATGATAAAGGAATATGTTATTTGAGGGATGATAAATCAGGATGGAAAAATTTTAAATATTATCCAACTGTTTATAAGTTAGATCCTGATGGTGAATTTGAAACATTATTTGGAGATAGATGTTCTTCTATAAATGGTAAATTTGATTGGAATGATCCTGAGATATTAGAAAAAGATTTACAAAAAGAATTAGCTGTTTTAAGGGATGTTTATTATAAAGAAGATAATTCTCCTTCATTTCATAATATTGTTTATTTAGATATTGAAATTGAAATTTTAGGAGCTTTAAATCCTCAAACAATTAGAGAGGCAAATGCTAAAATTACATCAATTGCTTTAACTAATGATAATGATAAGAAAAAATATTGTTGGATATTAGATCAAGATCAAAATATTCAACCATTAGATCAAGATAATAAACAAATTATTCCTTGTAAAACAGAAAAAGATTTATTATCTAGTTTTTTAGATAAATGGATTGAATTAGATCCTACTATTGTTATTTCTTATAATGGTGATTTTTTTGATATTCCTTATACTTACTTTAGAATTAAAAAAATACTAGGAGATAATATTGCTCTTTATTTATCTCCTATACAAAAAATAAATGATAATATATATAATCCTTATTCTCCAATCACTATAGGAGGAATAAGTAGTTTAGATTATATGTTACTTATTAAAAAATATATTATGAAGGAAGAATCTTCATATAAATTAAATGACATAGGTATTAAATATGCTGGGTTAGGTAAAATAGAATATAATGGTTCTTTAGATACTTTATTTAAAGAAGATCCATCTAAATTTATTGAGTATAATTTACGAGATGTTGAAATTATAGAAAAATTAGAAGATAAATTACAATTTATTAAATTAACTATATTAATATGTCATTTATGTCATGTACCATATGAATCAATATATTATAATACAGTATTGAATGAAGGTGCTATATTAACATATTTAAAAAGAAAAAATATTATATCACCAAATAAACCAACAACAACAAATAAATTAATTAAAGAATTAAATATAGGAGATGAAGTAATACATCAAAGAGGTACTCCAACTGTTGAAGGTACTATCACTTATATTGATGAAAAAGCTCAAAAAGCACAAATAACAACTAAAGCAAATACTATTAAAGAACGTAGTTTAAAAACTATTAGAAAAAAAGATAGTTACGCTGGAGGTTATTTATTAGATCCTAAACCAGGTTTATATTCTTATGTTAGTGATTCTGACTTTACAAGTCTATATCCATCAATTATTAAATCTTTAAATTTAGGTATTGAAACTCTAATGGGTAGAATTATTACAAAAGATAATTATGAACAATATAATTCATTAGAAAAATTAAAACAAAAAAATCCAGAAGAATTAATCGATATAGAAAAATTAAATAAAAAAACTTATGTTTTAAAACAAGCTCAAATAAAAATTAAAGATTTAATTTCTATAATAGAACAAAATAACTGGAGTATTTCAGCAAGTGGTGCTTTTTATAGAAATGATATTAAAAGTATTTCCTGTGAAGTATTAGAAGATTGGTTTGAAAAAAGAGAATATTATAGAAGTTTAAAGAAAAAAGCTGGTAAAGCTGAAGATTGGGAAAATTATAAGTTATATGATCTATATCAATTAGCTTTTAAAATTTTACAAAATGCACTTTATGGTACTTATGCTATTAATGGATGGAGGTATACAGATGGATATAAAATATGTTCTGCAAGTATAACTAACTCTGGTCAAAGATTAACTAAAGAAAGTATTATTTTTATAAATAATCATCTTGAAAAATTAATAGATAATGGCAGAACAGAATTTGTAATAGCATCAGATACTGACTCAGCTTATATAGAATTAAAAGATTTATTATATAAACAATTTCCTAATATTGTAAATGAAGATGAAAAAATTGAAAAATTAATAGAATTAGCTCAAGATTTACAAATAAAAGCAAATGAAAATTTAGATAATATATCTAAAAACTTATTTAATATTCATAAGAAACATTATTTTGAATTAAAACAAGAAGTTATAGTTAAAAAAGCATATTGGTCAGGAAAAAGAAGATATGCAATGTTAATAGTAAACAAAGAAGGAGTTCCTATTCCTTCTAATCATAAAGATGCTTTTGATATTAAAGGATTAGATATTATGAAATCTAATTTTCCTGATTATTTTAGAAATTTTGGTGAAAGTGTTATTAAAAAAATATTATTTGATATTCCTAAATCTGAAATAGATAGTTTCATTTTAGATTTTAAAAAATCATTAAATACAATAGAATGGAAAAAACTATTAAAACCTACTGGATTGAAAAAATTAAACGAATATATTTCTTCAAAACCAAAAGCAGGAGAAATATTTTCCAAATTAGCATTAAAATGTCCAGTTAATACGAAAG